GGGGATATTAATAATACATTTTTACCCTTTTTTTCCCCAATAACTATTATATTTTATAACTAATTGGACTATAGGTATATTATTTTTCATAATCTATACTAAAAAATTCATTATAATTATAATTATTCTGAACGCAGACAAAATTTTTGTCCAAAATCGAACATACGTTCTATACATATTATACAATATAACTAATATAACAATATACAATATAGAAAACATGTTCTAAACATTTGTTCTATGTAGATAGATATACATATTATAAATAAACATATAAAAAAGTGTTGACAAGATGGAGTAATCGTGCTATAATATAGATATAGTAAAGAGAGGTTGACACACAATAAATAAAAATAATAAAAAAGTGTTGATAAGCTAATTAAAAGATGATATAATATAGTTACAGTAAAGAAAAGAGGTATTAAAAAATGACAGTATTAGAATTTATTAAAAAAGTAGAAAACGCAGACAATTGGAACGATATAGAAGTTGATGAATATAAAGAATATTTATCTATATATGGTATTGATTATGATAAATATTATTGTCCAGATTTTATGTGGGACGATTTCTTAGCAGTTGTTAAAGTTGAATTGATTAAATATATAGACCGTAATTCTGAATATAATTACTTTTATAATGATGGTACTGGTGATATTGAATTTGGTAATGGTTATGAGAATGTTAGTATTTATGATGATAAAGATAATATAGTAAATGTAATTGAAAAACTAACAGAATTTAAAAATATAGTATGTGATTAGATTTAATCGGCTTGTCAATACATAAATAAAAATATAAAAAAGTGTTGACAAGCTAATTAAAAGATGATATAATATAGTTACAATAAAGAAAAGAGGTACAGTGAATGATTAATAATTTAAATAATAGAATGGTAACAGTAGTTAAAAATAAAATAGCAGAATGTTATAGAATAATGGATATAAAATCTTTAAAAATGGGAAAAGATAAGGAAGAAATTAGCAAAATAAGTCACGAATTAAGCAGAAAATTTTTTACTGATGTAATATTAAAATTTGAAAATGATATGTTTGATTACTTTAATACAAATTATCAGACTAATGTTAGGTTTGGCTATGAAATTATTAGAAAAAATCATTTATTTAATGAAGTTGCTGATGATAGTATTGAATTAGATGATATTAAAGACAAGGGATACAGATATTTTTTAGAATATTGTCCAACAATAAAATTATTTGAATTTTACTATATGATTGATGATTTTATACAAAAATTATAAAAATTTGAGGTAAAATAAATGTTAGATAAATATTATTATATTTCTAGTTTTCATAGCTTTTTACAAATTAGAAGATATTACAAAGTAAAAATTATAGAAATTGTAGATAGCGATTTTATGATGTTTAAAACTGATAAAAATATAAATCAAGATGATTTGTTAAGATTTAAAGTTAAAATATTTGATATGGATAGATTACTAAAATAGGTATTAAAAGATGAATAATAAAAATGATGTTTGGTGTGGTATTAAAAGACCACGTCAATAAAAAATAAAAAAGGTAGTATTAAAAAGAGATAATTATAATACTATAAATAGATTGTTGATAATTATAAACAATTTTATTAAGTTATTATTGTTAATAAATTTACTTGTTATTTCATCAAAATTTTTATAAAAAAGACTTGACAATGTAAAAACTTTGATGTATAATATAAGTATAAAAGATGAGGGGGGAGGTAAATAGTTTTGGGTAAAGAGTATAAAATAATTACCAAACAAGAAATAAAAGAGCTTGACTTAGACGATATCAAAAATGAAAATTCTGATAACTTAGTATCTTATGTATTTGATGATAATAAGTTGGTTTATGGTCTTGATAAATTTGGTAACATTTATTATCCATTCTCAAGTTGTTCAGGAATTAGCACAAGACAATATATTAATAAACTTGGGCAACAGGGTAGATTATTATGGATAAAAAGGACTACACACGATGTATAGAGTTATTATTAGAATATATTGATAAATACTGTAATGAAAAGATAAATTTTTATAGCGTTAAAGTTAGAGCAATGGTAAACAATAATAATTTACAACATTTTGAAGAACAATTTATAGTATATTTCCTAAAAAAATTCAATGGTGTATTATCTTTTAAGGTTAAATTATTTTTAAAAAATTGCAACTTTAATGACTATGAAGAATATTACAAATTATGGGATAGTATCAAATATTTGAGAACTGAAGAAAAGATAATAAAAAAAATAGCTAATTATAAAAATAATTAGCTATATGATGAACAAAAAGCTTTTTAAAATGCGATAGATTAAGTCGCAATATAAACTATACTACAAGTTAATGTATAATCTTGTACAGTTTATAGATTAAAAACATCAATTTGTTCTATAACTATTATAACATATTTAAATTTAAAAAACAATGGAGGATAAATAATGAATAACGTACAATTAATAGGTAGATTTGTAAGGGATATTGAAATTAAAAGTGTTAACGAAAAAACAGTGGTTGCTAATTTTACATTGGCAGTAAATGGTTACGGTGATAAAACAGATTTCATCAATTGTGTCGCTTTTAACAAAACGGCTGAAAACTTAGCAAAATGGACTAAAAAAGGGGATATTATAGGAATTACTGGAAGTATCACAACAGGAAGTTACGAAAATAAAAACGGTGCTAAAGTTTTTACTACTGATGTTTTAGTAAATAATTTCACTTTTTTGCCAAATTCTAAAAAAGAAGAAAAGCAAGAAACACAAGACAAACCATTTGGTAGATATTAATGAACAAGAAAAAATCAAGAGGGGCAATGATTGCCTCTCTGACTACTCAAAGACGTAACCTTTTAAGGGGTGGAGCAAATAAAAACGAAGTTAACAAACTTTATAGATTGTCTAATACTTCAAGTTTTTCCAATCTTAATGATAAAGAGTTGACAAGTTTATATAATGAGATAAAAAGCTATGGTAAATTATCAGTTATGCACGATGTACCTTATTCGTTAGATAGTAAAGATGGATTGATACGTTCTTCTACTTATGAAGAAAACGCTCAAAGATACAGAGATTATAAAAAGAATGTTCGTGGTATAACATCAACTGTTGAAGAAAATGTATCTATAAATAAAGCTAAAAATTATATTATGATGAAATATAATTCAAATCGTGATATTCACTTAGAAGAATTAGAAACTGCGAAAAGATTTCAAGCTAAAATTTTTGAGAATTTAACATATGTAATTAAACACAATAAACGCACAAGTGATGAAGAGAAAAAACAATATAATAAACTAGTTAAAAAACTTAATTCTTTAAAACCTGAACAGTTTTTGAAATTTTATTACTCTACTAAAGAGAATAAAATTAATTATGATGAACTTGTTAAAGACTCTCCAAAATCGCTAAATTTATTAGTAACACACTCAAATGAACAAGAGGAACTTTTAACAGTTGCTAATAATAGATTAGTGGATATTGATAAAGAATTATCAGATTTTACAAAAACAGATAGAATTTTTGGAGATAGGAAGTAATGAGTAAATTTTCAACAGTAACATCAAGAAAAAGTAAAAAAAGAAATAATTCAGAATTTTATTTATTAGCAGCAGATTTTGAAACTACAACAATTTTTGAAAAAAATCTTGATAGAGATATTAATAATAAAAAACTTGAAACTTGGTTAAATTGCTTTGTAGATATTAGAAAATGCTATGATATTGAAGAATACAGAATTTCAACAAGTACACAAGAATTTTTTGAACAAGTACATAATCAGATTGAACAACAAGATAACAATGATGTAATTATATATTTTCACAATTTAAAGTTTGACGGAAGTTATATTTTAAATTATTTTAATTCAATTGGACAAGATTTTTCAACGTTTATTAACGATATGGGGCAATGGTATTCAATAGAATATACTTATAAAGATTATACTATAGTAATAAGAGATAGTTTGAAAATATTGAATTTTTCTATAAAACAAATCGGTAAAGATATGTTGAAAACAGTTGAAAAGGGTGTAACACCTTTGACGGAGGAAAAAATTCCTCTTGATGTTTGTTATCAAAAAGGATATGTTGATTATGTAATTCGTGATGTTGAGATTTTAGCAAAAGCACTTAACAAAATGATTTTTGAACAACATTTTGAAAAATTTACTGCAAGTAGTCAAGCACTTGCAACATATAAAGAGATAATCGGATTTGATACTTTTAGATGGTTATTTCCAGTTTTAAAAAATGATGAAATTATGCGTATGGGTTATCGTGGTGGTTGGACTTATGCAAATCCAGTTTTTCAAAATAAAGAAATCAAGGGTGATATAAAGGTTTTTGATAAAAACTCTATGTATCCAGCTATTATGTTAAATTATCCTCTACCTTGTGGTTATCCTCGAAAATTAGAATATGATTACACTAAAGAAAAGGAGGATATTATTTTCAAAGAATTTGAAGGGTGTTGTTATATTTATAATTTAAATATAGCTTTTGATATAAAAGATAATCACTTACCCTCTATTCAAATTAAAGTTGCAAATAAAGAATATTTTAAAGATAATCAATATTTTAAGGATATGATTTTAGCTAATAAAGACAATTTATTTATGTTAGATAAAACTCAACGTGATTATTTAACTACAAGTGGCGGTTTTTATTTTAATATATCATTAACAAATTATGATTTGGATTTGATAAAAAGACAATATGATTTCAGAATTATGCCAAATTCAAAGGTTATAAAATATGAATTTACAGCTAAAAAAGGTATGTTTGACACTTATATTAATCATTATAAAGAAAAAAAGATAGAGGGTAAAAAAATCGGTAACGCAGTAATGACACAAGATGCCAAATTAAAATTAAATTCTTTGTACGGTAAATTTGGTACTAAAAAATTGATACAAGAAAAGGAAGTATTTTTTGATGATGATGTACTAAAATTTAAAACTGATTTGGAATTATCAGAAACAAACGGCGTTTACGTACCCTTGGCAATGTTTGTTACATCAATTGGAAGATGGGAGATTATAAACAATGCTCAAGATAATTATAATAATTTTCTTTATAGTGATACTGATAGTTTACATTTATTAGATGAGGGACAAAAAATAAAACTAAATATTGATGAATACAAATTTGGTGATTGGAAAATTGAAGAGCAAGCAACAAGGGGTAAATATTTAAGAGCAAAACTCTACATTGAAGAATTGATTGACGGAACTTTATCAGTTAGAGGTGCTGGAATGACGGAAGAAATAAAAAAACAAGTCACTTTTGATAATTTTAAATTGGGTGCAAGTTTTGACGGGAAAAAAGCAAGTAAACAAATAAAAGGTGGAGTATTAATATATAATACAACATTTTCAATAAAAGAATGAGGGAACAAATATTCCCTCATATTTTTATTTCTTTACTAAAAATTTATATCTATCTTTAATAAAATCATCTATGTTGTCGCTATCTTTAATATGGTATGTTGAATAGTTTGTCAAACCATAATTTTTGCCTTTAATTTTACCTAACTTTTCTTCACCTATAGCGATTATAGTATCTCCAGATTTTACCATTCTTCCAAAATCAAGATTGAATTTACAAGGTACTAATAACGCTTTGTGAATTTCTGCTATTTTTAACGCTTTGTCTAAATTTTTATCAGTAAATGTGACAACTGTATTTTTTAATTGGTCTTTAATTTCTTTTGTAATTTCCATTTTTTTAACCTCTTTTTTTATATCTTTTTTATATCCATTAAGTCCATTCATTTTTATTATATTTGGATAATCAATATAACAATAGTTTGTATCTACACCACCTTCTTCAGTTGAAGGAATACCGTACCATTTCATAGCATTTGTAAATTGGTGCATAGGGTAAATTCCTTTGTAATTTACATATCTTGACCAGTGAGCAATCCAAATATCGTAATTTTTAATATCGTTATAATTAAAATTTCTATTTAAAAATGCTCTATTAGTATATATTCCTACATAACAACCTAGTTTTTCAATTTCTTTTAGATATTTTGTTGTATAAAATGTTATTTGTGATTTTGTTAGGTTTTTACCTTTTATACTAAAATCTTCAATATCAAAATAAATAGGATATTCAAATTGTTTATTTTTTATAGCTTGTTTTGTTAGTTGTATTTCAGTATCAATATTTAAATAACTTGCAATATAGCAACCTACAGGTATTCCTACTCTTTTACATTCTTTATAATTATAATCAAATGTTTTATCAATGTATCCTCCGTTGTATCCACTTCCCAAACGTAAAATTGCAAATTGCACTCCAGATTTTTTGGCTTGTTCCCAATTTATTTTTCCATTATATTTTGATACATCAACTCCAATTTTTGCCATTATTTTACCTCCAATAATATATATTTTTCATAAATTTGTTGAACGTGTCCATTTCCATTTAAATTTTTATAACAAGTATATAATACATTTATAGCTTTTAATTCATCATTATAAGTGTATCCACGCTCTAGTGCTTTGTCAATTCTAGTGTCGACTAATTCGCCAATTATGATTTTGTTACATTGAGTTTGTAATTCTTGATTGTGAATTACTTTTTTAATTTTATCTATTAAATATTTAATAGCTTTGAATAAACTGACACCAAATATAGCGTAAACTATATTATTTACATTTATAATTTTATCTATCATACATTTTTACTTCCTCAAATAATATTGTTTAGTTGTTCCATTACATTATATTTTACCTCAAATGATGAATAAATGATATCATTTAAATAAAATTTATCTCTTAACATTTTAGATATAAAGTGACTTCTTGATAAATATGTTGACTTATCACTAATCAAATTCTTATCAAATGTAATATTATTTAAATTCTTTTCATATCCACTATCAAAATAAATCATATCTCCAGTTTGAAATATACTGTAAATGTTGTTATTTCCACAATCTATTTGATACAATTTTAATTTACCATCTTTTATCTTTTTAACGTTTGAATAATTATTCACTGTGAACTCATTTTCAACGTTACTTTTAAAAATTTGACTGTCTTGCATAATCTTTAACAAGGGGTTATTGTCTAAACTTTCACGTGATAAGTCTATAGGTTTATTGGGTGCTATATGAATTACAACTCCATACTTTTTTAAATAATTATATTCTTTTGTATTCTTGTCGTTATAGTCAAATCGAAAATATGCAAAATATGGATTGTTTGTATTTGTGGCATTTGCAAGCATAAACACTTTTACTTTATCTCTTTTTCTAAAAACTGAACTCATAAATTGAAATAATAAATCGACTTCGTTAGGTAAATAACGTAAATTTCTGTCCATTTCATCTATTAAAAATTCATCAAATAAAACTGTGTCTACTTCATCATATTCACTTCCCTTTAATTTAATTGATGTTGATAAAGATTTCAAGTAAATTATAACTTTATCATTTAATATAATTCTTTTTGAGTTTATTTTTAATTCATTTTCAATATTATTACCCATAAATCGTATTGAGGTTTCGGCTCTACTATTTTTGGTTTCTATTTCCTCAAAATTTTTAAATACTTGTCTTAGAATTTCAGTAGGAAAAAATTTTTCCTTATCAATTCCCAAGAGTTCACTATCTCTACGTCTTAAATATATACTTTTACTTCCTTTATAGATTGCTTGTTCTAACATATATTTTTTTACAGCAAATGTTTTTCCTACACCACGTGCTCCAATAACCATATTTAACATAGAATTATAACTTAATAATTTATCTAATTTATAATAATTAGTTATCATAATTTTTCACCGTAAAATCTTTGAATTTCATATCTTGTTTATAATTCCATATTCTGACACCACTTTTAAATAATTCTTCTATAACTGATAGACTTTGTTGTGGTATTTTGTTATTGTTTATAACTACTTTGTTCATCTTAATAAAATTGTATTCACTTCGTCCCTCTTGTAAAAATCTCCACAAATTTGATACTTGTTTATTAAGTCTGACACCAAATAATCTAAAATAGTTATAAGCGTTATTTAATGCTATTTTATTACTTATTTTTATATCAAAATATATTCCGTCTAATTTATAACCACCTTGAAAAGCAATATCATTTCCTAATTGTTGTATCGTGTTCGGTCTGTTGTACATATCCCCCAAGCTTGCGTTATATCCCCTCAAACCTTGTAGATAATTTAACTTTGATTTGTAATTTGATAAAGTAACACTTGCTAAATTCATATCGTTAACTTGACTTTGTTGCTCTTTTAACATTTGTCCTTTTTCATAACCAAAAATTCCACTCATTATATTAGCACCAAGTCCAAGTGTTCCACCTAAAATGTTGCCCATACCAATTCCTAATAATGAATTTGCAACTCCAAAACCTGTGTTTACCAAATTTTGTGTGTTTTGGAAATCTATATTTGCTAATGAAAATTGATTATTCATTAACGTTCTTTGTGTATTCAAGTTGTTTTGTTTGTTAATCATATCAGCATTTTCATTGAACGTTTGTTTTTGTGCCTCTATTTGATTTTTATTAGCTTGCATAAAACTTGCAACACTATCAGTTATGATTGGCATACTTCGTGGAGTTTTATCTATAAATCCAGTCTTTATTTCGTTATGTTCTCTTAAATATTTATTATATCTTTTATAATGTTTTCTTTTGTCTTCTTCGGGTTCTATAGTATTTTCTGATTGCTCAATAAAATAATTTTTTAATGTATAATGAACTTGGTTATTGTCGGATATACTTCCTCTAACAACTAGGTAATTATCTTCATTTTTTAAAAACTTAATATCATAGTTATAACTATTTCCATAGTTATCACGCATTAAGAGGTCTACAAATTCTGTAGACATTAATTGCGGCTCAAAATTCTTTTCATCTATTAAATAATCTAAGTCTTTTATAACTTCTTTTTTTGCAATTTCTATCAAGTTACCTATATGGAACTCTTGTTCTCTGAACTGGTAACTTCCTTTATAGTGTATAATCTTCATTTATATAACCTCTTTAAATATAAATATTATGCTTTGTCTATTTGGTCTGGGAATTGTGGATTTCTTTTTGCTATTGCTTTATATACAGCGTTAATATTATCATAGTATCCTTTCCAATATCCTTTACCCCAAGCATAACCATCTAACGCTTGACAATATGATAACAAGGTTGTTTTTCCTTGCACTTTATAAACGTGAGTAATTAAGTATGTGAAATCATCGAAGAATACATCAATTGTATCATATTTAACATAGTAACCACCTTCATTACGAGGTCGTGGTGAACCTCTGTGCCTTTTGTTCGCATTTTGAGGATTTCCACCTCCGCCCGGATAGGTAATTCCTCCCCAATTATTTTCGACTTTTGAACGATTGGAAGAATTTCCCCAAAAACTTTCTTCGTAAAGTTGTGCAAGAGCAAACGAAGGTTTTATGTTACGTTTGTTACAATATGCAATTAATTTTTTCAAATTATCGACACTGATATTGCCATTTGGCATACTCAAACCACTTGATACGTTAACTTTTTGCCAATCTGTATTACCTGCTGATTTCGGTACACATTTAAAAAGATAAGGATAAGGGTCTGTTGTCGCATTTGTTCCACTGAACGTATGTTCATTTGTTGTATTAAGTTGGAAGTGCAAATGTGGTCCCGTACTTCTTCCAGTATTTCCACTTAAACCTATTTTTTGTCCTTGTTTTACTGTGTCACCAACATTGACAAGTCTTTTATTTAAGTGACCATAGACTGATAAATAATTATCTCCGTTTGTATGTTTGATAACTATTAGATTACCAAATCCGCCTTGATTAAGTTCTGAACGTTTGACAACTCCGTCACGAACTGCGTATATCGGTAGATTTTCAACACCTTTTGTGGATAAGTCAAGCCCCCAATGTTTTGTGTGTCCTCCAACGCTGTAATTTGGGTCAAGGTAAGTCGCAGAAATTCGCCATTTACTGCTATCCGTTCCAAGTGGTAAAAATGGGCAAGAACCATCGGGATTTGTTGGGTTAATTCCGTCTGCTATTTCGCTATCACTATCAGAACCTACACCTACAATTTCAAAATAGTGGTTTGATAGGACGATAGGTTCTTTGTCTAAAGTTTCACCAAGTCCTAAAAATTTTGTAGTATAAATGTTAACACAATTATTAACTGTATTTGTATCTTCTGTAAATGAATTTGTTAATTCGTGAATTAAGTCCTCAAGATTGGTATTTTCAATTGTTACCCCTCCAACTTGAACAGAATATCCGTATCCCTCCTCTGTGATTGGATATAAAAAGTAAGAGTATGGTTTATATGTTCCTGAAAATGTTCCGTCAAATTTTCTTGAGCCTAATTTTGTTCCACTTTTCATAACAAAAACAAGCCAAGTTACATTATTATTAAAATAAGTTGTTTTTTTATTTATTTTATATCCTGTATCAAATCCTTGATTGAGTGGTACAACATTGTTATAATATTGATTATTTCTTTTAATGTGACCTTGTTCTATGATACCACTAATATTATCAAAATCAAGTGACAAGTGATAAGTTTGCCAATAATCTATTTCAAATATAATCTTTGTAGTATTATAATTAATATATTCTATATCTATTACAAACGCATAATACCAAAATCCCTCAACATTTTTAAATCTAATATAAGTAATAAATTTGTTGTCTTCTTTATTACCTTTAATCAATAAATAATTAGTATTTTTTATATATGCTTGTGTAGTTTCCTTTATCTTTGGTGTTAATATATGCGTGAAATAATATTCTTGTTCTAAATCATTATTAAATTTAATTACGTCTAAATTATCAATTGTAAACGGTGTTTTTTCGTAAATTTGTAACTCCGTATCTTTGATTTTATTCTCCAAATTTTCCTTGTCCAACAAAAACACCACCTTTTCTAATTTGACAACTTCCACTATTTGAGCTATTTGTGTCTGTAAATTTCATTAAATCTATATCTTGAAATACTCCATTTTTTCTAATCTTTAAAAATCCACTACTAGTATTTAAAGTTTTAAAAATTTGACCTTTTCTAATTGCGAATGGTCTGAATTTTTGAGGTTTTGGTGGTGGAGGTGGTAGGATAATTTGTTCTATTTTTAGATAAATAGATTTTGGATATTTTGGGTTATCTCCAGATAAAATAAATCTTACCCACTTTACGTTTTGTCCTACTGTAAATGTTTTTGAAAATGAAGAACTTTTACAACCATTTCTCCAAGTCAAACCGCCATTTCCGTCTTCTTTGTATAAAAAAGGTAAATACCAATTGTGCGTTAATACTTTTTCATTTTGTATTACTTTATATTTACTGTCATCAGATTTTGCATTTGGGTCATCACTTGTTGCAATTTCCAAAAACCAATCATATTTACCGCCGTAGTTTACATAAGTTTTGTCATAAATCGGTTTCGCAGTTTTAAAATTTAGTACAATTGGTGCCAAACTACATTCAAGTGTTACAACTCTATCGTTATTTTTAAAACGAATACCTTTTGCAAATCCACTTTTATTTGCTCTTTCAAGATTGACGTTGAAGGGATAAGGTTTAACCTCTCCCCCAACTAACGCAACGTCTTGTGCCGTTCCAGTTTTAGCAAATCCTCCGTAAAATTGATAAAATTTTGTCCAATCTCCCATTTTTAAATACCACCTATTAAATCATTTTCTTTATTTGCTTTACTTGTTCTGATGTAATGTTCTTCATCTTGTCCAAATAAATTTATATTACCAACGGCAAAACCTAAACCATCTTTCAAGTAATTTCCGTCAATTACTCCCCTATCTTTCAAATCATTATATAGATTTTTAATAAAGTTTAGTAATTCATTATCAATTTTTCCATCATTAATACTACCTTGTAAATTCTTTATTTGTTGTTCAAGATTTGTTATTTTATCTCCAAGGTTTTTTAATTCTTGTTCAATAGTGTTAAGTCTTTCGACTAAATTACCAAGTGAATTTTTAAGTTTTTCAATTTCTTTTTTATTATTTTCAATATCACCTTGCATTTTATCAATAATTGGTTTCAATTCTTGTTCATACCAATCACGTATAATTTTCAAAATGATATTTTTAAATTCATCACTTTTTACATATTGCCTTATCAAGTCGGGTATTAATTCTTCTAATAAGTTTGTTAAATTATTTTTAAATTCTTCAAATTCTAAAGACTGATTGATAAAATCATCTAATAGGTCTTTGAATGCTCTTTGTAACCAAGCTAATAATTCATAAATACTTTGTGAATTATCTAATGATGTTGGGAGGTGTGGTATCATCCCCCAACGTCTAATCCAATATTGATTATATCTATCTTTGTATTCTCTGAAATAATCATCAGTTATATTATCTATATATTTCATAATTACGCCTTTCTAATTAACTCTTGTTAATTGTTCTATTTTAGTTACATAAAAACTATTATTTACATCATCTTCAACTTTTGCTCTATAAAGTATTTTACCTTCAGCTTGTAAAATATCTTGAACTATCCTGTATTTTCCGTCATCATCATTAATTACTAATAATCTTTCACTGTTTTTGTCAAAATTACTAACTTTACTTTTATCTATAGTTATATTACTATTAGAATTTGAAGTAGTAAATATAGTGTCTCCATATTTTTTGTCAAGATCAATATAATTGTTATAGTTAAAACCAAATGAACCAGCAGAAAAAGTAGATTTTGAATAATTATATTCCCACAAAACTGTTCTTTTAAAATTATCTATTTTTATATTTAAATCTGAATATTTTTCATTTACTTTGTCAATTTCTGTAACTAACTCATATTTATTAATTTTGTTATCTAATTCATTACTTATTTTTGATATACTTTCTGTATTAGATTTTATTGAATTAATATTACTTTGTAGATTAGTTATATCAGATATACTGTGTGTATGTGATAAATTAGCTTTTTTGTCAACATTAGCTTGTACATTAGCTAAATCATTGTTACTAGCTTTTTCAGCGAGTTTAGTTTCAAGATTAATGACATCAGTTATTGCATGAGTGTGTGACTTATTAGCTTTTTTATCCAAATCTATTTTATCAGCTTTTGAATTCAAATCAGTTTTTGTTATAACGTCAGTTTTATTAGCTTTATTTGATAAAGTTGTTTCTAAATTAGTTATATCTGATATATTATGTGTATGTGTTTTATCTGCTTTATTATCTAAATCTATCTTATCAGCTTTTGAACTTAAATTTTTTTGATTAGTGTTAACTTTATCACTAAGCGACGATAAGCTTGAATTAGTAGTAGAAATTTTATTTTCTAAATTTGTTTCTTTGTCTTTTAAATCTTTTTCTAATTGTGTAATTTTATCACTTGTAGTAGTTATTTTTGTCTTTAAAGTTGATAATGTTTCATTAGTAGTTTCTAATCCTTTTTCGTTATTTTCAACTTTGGATTTTAAAAGATTAAATTGTGTTACGTCTACATTTGTATCACTTGATGAATTTTCAAGAATTTTTGATAATGAACTTTCAATATTTTTTATTTTCTCTTGTGCTAATGCTAAAGAATTTTCAGTATTAGTTGTATTTTCTTTATTTTCTGCTATTCTTGAATTATAATCTTCTAATTTTGTATTAATTGTATCAATAGAACTTTTATTGTCTTTTGATTTTGTATTAATACTTTTAATTTCTACATTAGCAGTTTTAATTTTATTTTCTAATTCTGTATCTTTATCTCTTAAATCTTTTAAATTAATATCATTTGTTGTGAATTTACTATCGTATTCAATATCTTTATCCTTTAAAGATTTTATATCTTTTTGAATTTCTGTTAGCTTTTCATTACTTGTAATGTTTTTCTTTATATCTTCTATACTTGATTTTAATTCATTTATAGAATTTTCATTTTGTGATTTTATACTATTAATTTCATTTGTAGTATTTTTTATATCAGTTATATTTTGTTCAACTTTATCTATTAAAGTATATAATTTATCTTTATCCTCTGTTGTAGTATTTTCTAACTTTTCTATCTTTTCAATAGTTTTGTTTATCTCTGATATTTTTTCATTCATTGTATCAGATAAATTATTAAAACTTTCTATCTTTTTATTCCAGTTGTTATAATTATCTTTTCTTTCGTTTTCGGCTTTTTCAATTTCTGATATCTTTTGTTCTATTTCTTTGAATTTTTCGTTTCTTTGATTTTCATTTTCAATATAATTTTTATTGCTTGATTTTCTTTTATTTTCGTTTTCTATTCTTTCAAGTTCATTTTGTAGTCTTTGAGTTTCTGCTTTTATTCTTTTTGTTTCTGCTAAAACTCTTTCTTTTTCAGAATTAACGATAATTTCTGCCTCATCTGAATAAACTTTAAAATTATTTAATTCATTCAGAATATTTTCGATAACTCTATCTATATTAGATACATTATTGAAATATAATTCATCAGAATTACAAGAGCAATTACAATTCTTCTTCAATTTCTATCACCTCTATTTTGATTTCGTCTTTGTGTCTATCGATAAAATTATATAAAAAATAATCTCTGATTACATTATATAAAATATCATCTTTAAATTCTAAAATACTTTTTCCGTCTACTCTATCAGTATTTAACCTATAATAAAAAAGGTATGTAATTATATTGAGTGTTTCACTCAAACTGTTACATACCTTGTAATTATGTCCACTCACTATAATAGTATTCTTTTTATCGTTTAAAGTTATATTAATCATTTATATTTGTGTCCTTTACTTGCACTAATAATTTTATTTTCGCAACATTTGTTTGTTTTATAGCTAATCAAAAATTTATCCCATTTATTATCTTTTTTATTTAAATCATAACAAACACTTATACAAGACCTTATTCCAATAAAATTGTCTATGTGACTAATTTCATTTACTAAAGGTATTGATGAATAATAGTCGTTATCGTCTATAACATTTGTAAACATTCCTAAATGGAATAATCGTGGGTCTAATTCTTTTTCACTTTCTTTGATTATACTAAATACTAATATATTTGTAAATGGTGTTATTATTTTACCTCTTTTCATATATACTTGTTTAAAATCTTCATTGTTAACCTTATTTGACGGATAACAATATTTATAACTTAAATAGTAATATAAATTAAGGTTTTTATCATAATATTGATAAATATATTTATTATCTAATTGTGTTTTTCTATCTTTTATTTTAACTATTAATTTATTTTTAAATTTAATATAAGTTATTATATCAAAATCAATCTTTTTAAATTCTTTCATATATCCACCTTTAAAAAATTTGCATAAATAATTTTTCATCACAAATATTATATATTTGATTATATATATTTGTTAATTGAGATAATGTATAATATAATTGATATAGTGGCTGTGAATTTCTACCTTTACTTTCTGTTTCTGTATGATAGTCACCTTTGTTAAAATTTTCTAAAATTCTATTAGCATAATTAATTAAGCTATCATTATCTTTGTCAAAATTAAATACAATGTTTTTGTTTGTTTCGGGTGTTGTATCTTCCAAATTTTTTGAACTTTGTCTAGTTTTATTGTCTGATGTAGTTTTATTATAGTTTGTACTCATCAACTCTTCCAAACTTTCTTTTCTAAGTTGTTCTCCAACTCTTAACATATCAATACATTCAGTATTTAATATAACTGACAACTTGTTAAAAAAAGGTTCTACTGTTTCAAATGATATTTCAGAATTAAAAAACTTTAATAAAAAGTTATCTTTAAAATCTTTAGTTAAATATTCATTAGGTGTAATTCTTTTCCAAAAATACTCACTTGTTTTGTCAATTAATTCTTGAGCTGATAAATAATCACCGTCTAATTCTGTTTGAAATAAATGTTGATTTCTATTCAGACTTTTCAGTATCTGTTGTATCGTCATTGTGTAGCGTGCCATTTTCATCTACTCCGTCAATTTCTAAATTCATCAAATCGTCAACACTTTCATCAAACATTTCCAAATTGTGAATTTGAATATTCTTTGATATGTTAACTTCAATATCTAATCCATAGCATTGATTAATTAAATCTACAGATTTTCGTCTAGCTTTTAACCTACTTTCTAACGAACTCGCAGTAATTCCGTCTTGTGAATTTACTTCATCTGTGATTAATCTTTCTTTCTTGCCATTATCATTATATGTTATACCAATATAATTTAAATAAGTATTTATAATTCTCTTCTTTTCATTATATAAATCTTCTAAAACATTAGCGTTAGTATTTGCTAAATTTAAAACTTGTACTTTATCAAGTAAACTTGTTTCACCAATTCCTGCTTTGTCCTTTAAAGATTTCAAATAAATTACTTGTTCTCCATCTTGAATTTTTTGATAAAAATTTTTCATAGCGAGTTTGTTATCTTCACTAGTTAAAAAAACATAAGGACAACGATAAGTATTTCTGACAAGTCTTATTGTTTGTTCCAAGTCTGCCAATTCAACAGCAAATTTATCTGCATAATAAAAAGTTGAATTTTGAAAAAAGTCGTTATTTATAATTGTTACATTTTCAGTATTTAATAAATCACCATAATTATTTACATTATATTCAAATCTAGACAATTTGTGATAATTTGGATTGGTAATTGTAAATTTTGTTGGATTTTCGTATATATCTAATTGATTTGATAAAGTCCCATTTTGAACGATAAATCCAAAGTTTTCATCTAATAAAAAGCCAACATATCCATTTAAATTTAACATTTTCTCCAAATATATTGGGTCAATACTATCAGGTAAATTTTCCCATTCAAACATACTAGTTATTAATAAAACAAACCAGTTATAGTAAAAAATATACCAACTTGATTTGTTGTCGGTAGAGGATATATACCCTCTATCGACTTTATCAAGTAAACCACCATTTTTTAAATTTTTAATATAGTGTTTATAATTCATAATTATTTGCCTTTGTTAACTTCTGCTAATAATTTTTCGTATTCTTCGTTAAATTCTTCTCCATCTAATTTTTCAAGTTTATTAACTTTCTTTTTGAAATTATTTCTTGTTGTTGTGTCTGTAATTTTATCGTCAGCTAATTTGTTCAATTCTTCTTCTTTATCGTTCATTGAACTATCATAGTACACGTGCATATTTTCAAATAGTGAATAAGATACTATTTGATGATGATGTAAATAATAGTTATAAGACAAAGTATTTGGATTGAATTGATTTACCATAGTGAACAATTTATCTTTTAATATTAAAGTATTCTTTGACAAAAGAACTGCAACAGGTTTTACTCCAGTAAATTTTCCGTCACCAAAATAACGTTCAAAATCATCTACAACAATTTTTTTAGCCATTACACTAGCTTTGTTCATATTAAAAGCATTTGCCAACATCATATCTAAATCACTTGACAATTTCGCAGATACTAACAAATAAATATCATCTTCATCCGTAACTTGAGGAACTCCTGCTTGATTTTCAAATCTTGTTTTAGATGGTGTTTTAAATAAATTTACACGTTGAATTAAATCTTTGTTAAAATCAACTAACCAATCTTCACTTTGTGTATTAACCTTTGTTGCTTTTGGTAACAAAGTTTTACCGTACGCTTGAACTGGTGTTAAAGATTTTGTAATAATATCTTTGATTTTTGAATATTCATCTAGTTGATCACTTGCTAAAATACTTGTTAACATTCTATCAACAAAACTGTCAAATGAATTTTCATTAGCAAAAGCTTTTTGTGTCCAACTTCTTTCTATAGTACGTATATATTTATCTTCTCTGTTAATATCGTGATAAAAAGCTTTAATATCTGTGTCATAAAATTTATAAGGGTGTTCTTCACTTTTAGCGTCAAACTTTTGTGCCTCTGCTAATCCTACATAAATTTCTTGATATGTTTCTCCAAAATCAAAATTTTCAGTTTTAAAAATTGATAATGGGTTTGTCCAAGATAAAGACTTAACTACAGTCATACCAATTCTATTAATTAAGATATTAAAAAATTCGTTTTGGTGAATTTCATACAAAGAGTATGGAATATTATTGTGATTAATTTTTGTCAATGTATTTAATCTTGGAATATCTCTTTGATAACTTTCACTTGCCTCACTTCTAATAAAATTTAATAAATCAGCGTTGGAATATTGTTTTCCAGTTTGATTTTTCATATAAGTAGTTATTTTATTCATTTATACCTAAGTCCTCCACTTCTGTATCTTCTGTAATTACTTCGACTTCTCCGTCTGTGTTTACAATTTCTTCAGATTGATTTTCTGTAACGTCTGGAGCTTGTGTTGTACTTTCTTCGACTGTATCAACAACTGTTTTTGGTTCTCTTTCGATTACATCAATTCTTCCATCATAATCTGTAAATCTTTGGTTAACATCATTTCTGAAATCATTAATTGAATTTGACAAACCGTTAACTGTTTCTTTTAATTGGTTAAATTCATCTTGTGATTTCTCTTTTCTAATTAGGTCGTGTTCTCCCCAATTAATTTTCATCATTAATTACCTCCATAGTATTTTTGACACCACTATATAAACCACAACTACTCAATCCATTAATTATGCCTATAATAACATTATTAGTATTAACTCCATAAGCAAGTAATGTTATTATAATACCCATAACTAAAGAGAAAAGTGGTATATACTTTTTGTCTACAATAAATTGTTTTTCTATTTCATTAATTCCAGTTAATATAGAAATAATGATTATGTTTGTGATTTGCATAAAAACCTCTAAAATATGTTACTTAAATCATCAATCCTTTGACTTTCTTGTTCAATTTCATCATCTTTTGTATCGTTGATTGAAATTTGTCGCATTAATCTGTTATTTGCTTTTCTAAGATTAATTATATCTTGATTACATTGTGAAATTTCATCTTCTAAGCTTTGTCTATTTTGTTCAAATTCTCCAATATAGCTTTTTAAATCAATTAAATTTTGTGTAGCAATATCGATTTCTGTACTGTCTTTACTTGATAAAGTACCTACAACATCATCAATAATAGATTGATAATCTTTTTTAATTTCTTCTTGTTCTTTCTTGTCTTTATCTCCCATTTTTTATATTCCTTTCTTTCAACTCTGCAATCCCGACCAACCTCCACATATTTAATAGTGCAGGAATATATGCATAGATTACAATTAATCTATACTTATATTATACCTAATACTTTACTAAAAGTCAATATTTTTATAAATCCTCTTGTTTAATAAATTGACCATCTATTGTTTTACCTTGTCTATTCTTGATTTTTAGATATGCAAGTTCTAAACACTCTTCAAAATCTATATCTAATTGTTTTGATAAAATTATTAGTGTGACAATAACATCACCAAATTCTAACTTCATATTTTCTTTGTTATCTTGAATAATTTCCTCTTTTAATTCAAAAACTTCCTCTAATACTTTTTCAAATTGCCTAAATCTATAATCTGAATAAATTAAATTTTTATCATATCCCCATTTTTCTACATTTTCTTTTAGTTCTTCAAATTTCATATTTTTACACCTCTTAATTTCCAATCTATACCATAACAATTCCATAAATAACAACATTTATAATTATCATATTTCATAATAATAAATTTTTCATTATAACTTATTAATTTACCCTTTTTCTTTTCATAAATTTTTCCTCCTCTTGTTTCTTCTGTAATTTCAGTTAACAAATATCTTTTGTTTAACTCAACTTTATTTTTTAAAAAATAGTATTTATTTTTATAATTACCATTTATTAAATCAATCTTTTCCTTTTCACCTCTTTTATAAAGTCTATTTTTTAATCGTAAATCGTTCAATTCTTTATCCATTACTATTTTATGTAATGTAGATTGATAGCACGTTCTATCAGTTTCCTCAAGGATAACATTCATTACCCTTGAGAAATTGGTATCTTTATATTTTTTTATAATTTCCTTTACTTTGTTATGCTCTTCTTGTGACCATCTTGCCATTATTTAAATCCTTGAAATAATCTAGTATACTGTAAAAACTCATAACTGTTAAATAAAATGATATTAAATATGATATTCTCATTGTTTTGCCATCTTCATCTTCAAATAACATACAATTATAAATATCATCATCACCAATATAACAAAATTCTGTTATATCTTCGATATTTCTTGCAAATTCTTTTATTATAGATTGCTTGAAAAGTTGCCAAGAATAATCAGCTTGTGTATAATTAAAATAAACGCCATATTCATTTAAATTTTTATTATATTCTTTTTCGTCTATATCTTCCCATTTATCAACTGTTTCAACTTTATTTATAAAATCTAATAAATCTTCTTTGTTTAACATTTTAATACCTCTTTTCCTTTTCTTTAATTAAATTATATCACGTATTTTGTAGTTTGTCAACACTTTTTTATAACTTTATTTATTGTGTGTCAACCTCTCTTTACTATATCTATATTATAGCACGATTACTCCATCTTGTCAACACTTTTTTATATGTTTATTTATAATATGTATATCTATCTACATAGAACAAATGTTTAGAACATGTTTTCTATATTGTATATTGTTATATTAGTTATATTGTATAATATGTATAGAACGTATGTTCGATTTTGGACAAAAATTTTGTCTGCGTTCAGAATAATTATAATTATAATGAATTTTTTAGTATAGATTATGAAAAATAATATACCTATAGTCCAATTAGTTATAAAATATAATAGTTATTGGGGAAAAAAAGGGTAAAAATGTATTATTAATATCCCC